CAGATTCATCTGCTCCATAAATTTTTTTATGTCCTTATCTTTATCTTTCATTTTTTAAACCACTCCGCAGGTATTGTTTTTTCTGCCCAACGAAAATTGTGCTTGTTGCACCAATCAGCGTAGGTTGTTCTACTACCTTTGTAGATCTTGTTTCGTGCATTCATAAAGACAAATCGTATGTCCAAATTTTTGTGTTGTTCTTTCACGAGAGCCATCTTAACTCTGTCTGCCTTATCTAGATGACCCTTTGCTTCTATGTAGATATCACTTTCGATTATATAGAAATCAGGTGTATACGTTCGAGGTTTTGGTACGTAGATAAACTTCTTTGATTCATACTCAAACTTAACTTTGTGTTCAGCCAAGCCTTTTGCGAGATGCAACTCGAAGTTGGATCTGTATTTTGATCTTTTCATATTGGTATCTTCAATCCTAACGATTGTATTCGTTTGTTTATGTACCCTGCCAGTTTGAGGGATTGTTTTTCTATTGTAATAAATTCGTTTGTTAGGGGGTATATCGGCAGGCATATTATTTTACCTTGACCCAAAACATAGTGTATAGTTTGAAATTCATTTTCTACCTTCATTATGTCTCGTTGTTCGGTGGAAGAGGTGAGAGAGCCATTCTTTGAAAAGTTTTCACGAAGGGTAAGGGGGATACCTCTTTCGTGTTGGCGTAAAAAAACAATATCTCTCCCACCCCCAGTCTCCGTATGGGAGTCTATATAAACGTGGTACAAGTCCTCGTTCAATTCCATAAGATCTTTTTGATATTCACGAACATACATAATTGACATTACAATGCTTTCTTTTTCAATCTAGAATACCACGCTTGTGGTGGCTGTTTAGCTTTCGATGTTATTCTGTCATGCAACACGGCATCTTTCCAACAGTGTGCTTTGAACCCACACATAGTACAAGGCTTGGGCAGTAGTTTGTTTCCTGTCCTGACCTCTTGCCCATCCTGCTTGTACGTTTCAAATATATCTTTGAAGGGTACTTTAAATTCAAAAGAGTCATCTGTAAGTATCTTAACTCTTCTCTCGGCATCTTCTAAATATTCTTTTCTATCATCAGCTTGCCAATCAGGTGCTTCAACTATAGCTACCTCACCACTTGATTTGTTCACAACAATCCACCCACCAAAGGGCAAACCCGTTGCTTCTCCATATAGATGTCCTTGCATTATATATCCAAATGGATCATCTTCTTTTATTTTATCGTACCCACCGAACCCTGTGTATTTAAATTTGAATGCCCACTCACTAGCAGACTTTACATCCCAAACCTTTTCTTGTCCTAATTCATCTCGTATTATTAAATCTAATGTGCCAGTCACTTTTGTATCGCCTATCTTGACACTGACCTGCTTTTGTTTCTCTACAATATCAACGCCTGCTTGTTCAAGAACAAGTACAGCTATGGACTCTACAAGATCTCCAAACAGAAATCTAAATAGCATGTTGTATTGTACTTCTTGCTCTATACCTTTTTTCTCGAGGAGTTGTTGACAGATAGGTCTACCAAGACCCGACATTCGGATCTTGTATTCTCGTTGTTTATTTAGCTGAGTGACAACAGAGTCTCTGCAGGAATCAGCAAAGTCTGTAACGTCTTCAGGGGGAATAGAAACTTCCCCCTTACTAGCTCGTTCCATATAGTCTTGGATTTTAAACAGCAACAGCATTGAAATCGTCTGCTAGACTGTCTTCGTCAGTGTTGTTAACTAACTTAACAGACTCTCTACTCTGTTCAAGCACGTTTTGGTTGTGTGCCTTTACAGTATCTGCAAACTTTTTCATTAAGGCTTTATCTTCCTCAGATATTGTTGTTTCACTATCAAGAGTAGGCACAGGTATCCAATACTGGACTGAGCCTTTCTTTTGCTTGGCAGTTCCTAAAGATATGTTGCATTTCTGCATAATCTTTTTCTGCTTGGTAAGACTATCAATAAAATTTCTGATAGGTACAAACCCTGACCTCTTGAAGTAAGCGACGACTGGATGGTTGTCTACTCTGACAGCTTCACCATTACCTCTCTTAAAATCACCTGAGATCACAGAGTACAATACTTGATTGCAAACTGCGGAACGTGATCTTAATTTTGTTGGATCATCATCCCTGAGTTTTTCTTCATCTTCTGCAGATAGGCGGCCACACTTATTGCCACCCTCTGTATCAGGAAAGTCGCCCGACAATGAAGGTTTCTGTACAGATTTACAAGAGAAGGAATTTTGATCGGGATCAAACACACTCCACTCAAACGTTCTTAGTATTGGTCTGAGTATGACGGTCTTAGCGTAAATCATCTCACCTTCATACATCATCTTCCAATCGCCACGAGTAAGTGTCTTACCGTCTTCCGTTTCGACATCGTAGTTGATGTTTATTCTTGATAAACCTTGAGATACTTTCGGTGCTTTTCCTTGTCCAGAAAGTTGCATAAAAGCATCTGTGTCGTCACTGTCAAAAGAACTTACGATGTTGTCCATTTCGTCAGTCATAGTTTGTAAATTATTATCCATAAAATTTTCCTTTTTCTGTTTATTTAAGGTTAACGTAATTGCAGGTTACAAATTAACTTCAGATAAGTCAAGCCAATTTTTACCTATTTTTAATTCAATGCCTACTGGCATGTCATATTCTATGCCATACCTACGTTTCGTCTCACTTGGTAAACACAACATTGCTTCAGATAAAACATCGATGCACTGCTGTTCTTCACTCGGATGAACATCAAGAACAATTGAATCGTGTACTGTGTTGCAAATCACAGACTTCATCTGTAGCTTTCTCATCTGTTCATCTAGCCTGACTAACGCAATAGGCAGTAGATCAGCCGTAGCAAACCCCTGAACAGGGTAATTGCATATAGCGGTACGATTGGTAGCTGAACCCCACTCTGTCCATCTAGCGTCAGGAAATGAGTATTCACGCCCTGATGGTAGTTTTATGATCTTTGTGGATACAGCCTGCTTTTCAAGCTCTTTGTGCCACTCACTTACCTGTTCATACTTCTCTTTAAACTTCTGATAGTATGCTTGCTGATTCCGTGTGCCACTCACACCACCATATAGCGGTTTGAATGTGTGTGCCTTTGCTTCCTGTCTAGAGCAGCCTATGATAGATGCCGTATAATTATGCACATCTGTACCTTTTATTACATCTTTATATACTTGTTCATCTTTAGCAAGAAAGCCTGCCACTCTAAATTCAAGTTGAGAATAGTCGCCTTCAAGTATCTTGCCACCTTCAAACCTGCTTTCAACAACTTTACGTATGGCAAATGTTGAACCACGTGGCATGTTTTGAAAGTTGGGATTGCGACTGGATAGCCTACCCGTAGCTGTCACACATTGCATGAACTCAGGATGGATGAAGTCATTCTCGTCTACATTGTTTTTCATTCCCTCTACAAATGTAGATAGATAAGTACGTAAAGCATTGTATCGAACGTAGGCTTCACAAAACTCACGTGCATCACCACTCAATTCAGATAGCCTATCCTCTAGCGTTACCTTGTCTGTTTTGAAACCTGCTGATGCCGTATCACGTGTTGTACGTGGTATGAGTTTGAACCCTGCCACCTCACCAGTAGATGTATAGACTACACCTTTGCCCACACAAGTCTTGCATATTCGTTTGGCTTTACCTGCACTGCCATCTTTTTTGAGAGGTGTTACTCTTCCTGATCCACGACAAGTTTCACATTGACGACCTATTGTTTTGTAAACAATGTCAGTCATCTGTCTCACGTATCTCACGAAGTCTTTGTTTTTCATACGTGTTTTCATCTTTGGTTTGATCGTGTTACCACGCATCTCATGTCCAAGATTAAATGTCAGTGACCACAGTGATTTGTCTTTTACTCTTCTTGAGTAAAGCAACACACTTTTATCATCAGGACTAGCAAGATTGATTGGTGTATCGCCCATAGCATTCTTGGCTAACTTGTTCAGCTTGTTCTCCAACAAGGACATCTCATCCATGTATTGCTTTTCTATCTGATCAAGAGTTGCTTTGTTAATTTTTAATCCGTTTGATTCTACCCTAGATAGAACGTTCGTCATTTCAAATGACAGTTTGAGAGTTTGTTTCATATATTTCCTCGAATGTTAAGCCAAAGGCTTCTAGTTGTTTTAATGCAACCTCTTCAGTTGCGACTACATCGGCAATGCCGTATTCTTCTACTATCTGTGCAGGAATCTCATAGAACGTTTTGCCTTCCTTCATGTACGGTGCGACTAAGTCCTTTTCTTTTTGAGTAACCTTATATCGTTTTGCAAGAGCATCAAGTGATAAAGACCAACGCCTTCCCTTTGACCTGATGTATTCTGCAACCATCGTGTCATACAAAACTCCGTCGTATTTGAATCCACATGAACGCAGCCACATTATATCAAACTTTATGTTCTGTCCAACAAGAATGTCAGCCATGTTCAAGTCACTCTGTATTCGATTGACATTTTGTGAGTTGTACCACGTGTCTTTATCTTTGTGGTAAAAAAATTCATAGTTAACATTTTGGTTAAACAACCACTTCCAACCCACTGATACTAAACGATTATTGAAGTAGGGCAACGCTGTTGTACCCCCGCCTTGCTTATCTCGATGAGTTGTTTCTACATCTAAAGTTAACACGTTCATTAATAATATACTCCCCTTTCAACGTCTATTTGGGCATTGATCATACCATGCCACCCATTAATTTTATTTTTAGAAATACAAATGTGCCTGACGATGTTGTCAACCTCACTTGAACCAGTCTTGCCTATACCGATAATAATGTCAGCTTCTCCTGCCTTTCCCGTCTTGGAATTGTCAAGCATTGCATAGTCAATAAATTGACGGTCATGGGCATCGTAGCTTGCTTGACTAACTGCCCAAACAAGACACAGATTTCTTTTAGCTATTTCTCTTGCAGATACGTAGGTTTCTTTTAGTCGCTCATCTCCACGATTGTATTCTCCTTTTATTCTGAACTTGTCTAGCTGATCACAGAACATAACATCAGGCTTATTTAGCTTGGCGTACTCATCAACCTCTTCGATTGAAGTACCCACACAGTCTATTATAGTTAGATAAGGCTCAATCTCTGCAATGTACCTATCCCTTAGTTCAAAGCGTTGTGCTACCATTTCTTCTTTTGTCAATCCAAAGTAAGACTGAATTATTCTGAGCTTAATACGTTTGGCAGGTTCTTCGTTTGCCCAATACACAACCTGAAACCCTTGTCGTATGTAAGATGATGCAAGAAAGGAGCAGTAAGTTGTTTTGCCCACTTCAGGTCTTGCAAACAAAATACCTCAGTTACCACGATCCAAACCTTTGACTCGTTCGTTTATCAGATCAAACGTGAATGGAAAATCATTGTCACCCGCTTCTTCAGATAACAATTCGCCTAAGTCTTTGTCAACGATAGTATATGTCGTCTTGTCACTTATTCTTCCGTCGTCTACACTTTCGATTAACTTTTTAAGTTCACCAAACTCGTCACTATCCCCAGTAAATATGTCGAGTGCTTTCTCTCCTATCTGTCTAGCTCGATCACGCAACCACAGATTGTTTACAATGTCAGTATGTAATTCATCACTCTCTGTTGGTGCAACGAGTTGTGCTACCATCTCTTGTACACGATTCCTAGATGAATCAGGCATCGCAGGATTACGATCATTAAATATTGTGGATAACTCTGCTACAGATAGACTACGACCATACTTGGTATGTGAATATACTATTGTGTCGAATATGTCTTTGAGTTCATTGTCGAACATAGTCCGATCAATTTTATTTTTTACTTTGTTGAAAAAATCAATGTTGAGACAAAATCCTAGTACTTGTCTATCAATCGATATAACGCCTAATGAAGTCATTTCTTTCCCCTATCTCCATATCTTTCAAATCTTTGTTTAAAACAATTAATTTAGTTGGAACGTAGTTCCTTAATTTCCTTACCATCATGTATGCCTTAGAAGTTGCATCTTTGTCAAGTGCAACGTATGCCTTTCTAAATTTTTTTATTACATCAATGTGTTCGTTCAGTAATGTTGTTCCCATCAATGCTACTCCCGTAGCTAGATTGGAAACTGAACAGGCTGAAGGGCAATCTTCCACAACCAAACAGTTGTCACTATTACCACACATAAAAGGATATTTGCTTGTACCATATCTTCTCCATTTAGGTTTGCGACCATCTAGGCTTCTACCAGTTCCGTCTATTATTTTGTTGTCACTCTTAACTAGATAGACAACCCTATCTTGTTGCAAGTCATACCTTATGTCAACCAACCCATCTAGGTAAGCATTGTATGATCCTACCTTTTTTACATAGGCTTCAGATTCTTTGCTACGTGATAGAGATACAAATGTGTGAGGAACAACAAAGTCAATGTCTGCTGTCTGTTTTGTCACTCGTTCTTTAAATGCAACCTTTGAGTTCGTTTTTGTCAGTTGCACTCCAGTAGAACCTTTGGTGTGGCAATCTGCGTGAAAGCAATACCACAATCTTTCAAATCCAGTATCTGTTACGCTAAAGGTATTCTGTCTAGCACATAGAGGGCAGTCACCCCTATAACGCCCATAAGATACCACATGTAAATTTCCCACATAATTCTTTAACCATTCAGGATTAGTCATCACAGTTTCCTTTCGAGTAAAACCCTTACTATGCAACAAAAATATTGTCAACATAAAAAATAATTTGACAAGATTTTAAATCCGTGATATTTGTGTGTCAACCCTTTGGGAGATATACACCTATGACTAGACCAAACAAGATATTTCAAGATACAACATCGTACAATCTTACGATAGAAAAAAAAGATTACGAAGAGCTTAAAAAGTTCTCGACAAAAGAATCAAACGCATATAACATGCAAGTAAGTATTGCAGATTTGATTCGTACTTCTGTTAAACTTTACTTAGAGGATTTACGCATTGAGTATGGAAAAAATAAAACAGACAAAGACAGCGATAGAACAACGAAGTGATGGCAATTGGGTTGTCATTGCAAAGTTGTCAGCAGTAAGAATAGGTTTGCAAGATAAAGAATTTGTCAAACGTGGACACAACATAGACTATAGAGTTTGGGTAACGTGTTTTGTCAACAAGACAAAGAAGGCTTGTATTGAATGGCTAGAGGACAATATGGTTATGCTAGATAAGCGAAGTCAGAAGTACTCGGTAAATGTCAGGCAATATAAGGAAAGCACTAACTAACTTTTCCTTTCATAAGTTAGTGCTTTCAATAATTTCTCCTATACGTTGAAGAGGGGAGTGACAATAAAAAGTCACTCCTCTTTTTTTTTTAGTTGACAGATGTTTTTAGTTAGTTGTATAAGTTTCCCTGAGTGATTTATTTATGAAAGGAAATATCATGAGTTTAATTGAATTAGAAAAGCAGATTAAAAAGCATAAAGTTATATCTGCA